ATTCCAAAAATGATTGGTTTTCTAAAAAGGCATTGTTTATTTTATCTACTATTAAAATGATCTTATTTTGAAATGTCAAAAGTGGCATAGATCCCAAATTCTTTCCAGAGTTCTCAAAACTATAATCTTTACCGAGCATAATTGAATCATAAGATTTAAAAATATTTGCTAAATTATTATACATATTTTGATTATTACTCTTGATTCTTAAATGAATAATTAATGGATCAGTAGGATTAGGACATGTACCTCCAGCAAAAGCATAACCTTGAATCGTCTTCATTACATCCGCAAAAGGTACTGAATTAAATGTTTCCTTAATAAAATAATCATCTGATGTGCTTGTTGCTACAACTGGTTTATCATCTATTGAATATATCTCAAAATCTAAACATCTAACACCTTGTTTTATAATAGCTTTAAGAATATTTATATCAACAAAATCATTTTTTAAATAACCACCACTACAAGCATTATAAGCAGTTTTAATATAATAATCGTATAAATTAAATTTACAGTCTGGATCAGAAGAATTAATTGGTCTTAAATTACCATTTACTGAAGAATATAAATTATTCATATAGTTAGATTCGCTTGATTCTAATCTTGAAAGATAAATCATATACCATATAAATATGATTAAAATCAATAAAATAATAGCAATTATGATATAGGATTGAAAATTTTCGTCTAAATTTTTAATAGCTCGTAAATAATCATTTGGATTCGATGACATAATTATCTAATATTATCTAATATTATTAATTATTATTATTTTCAATTATTAATTATTATTTTTAAATTTAAGCAGTTAGTTAAATTATATTATCATGAAACAAATAATTAAAAAATAAGTATATTATATACTTAATATGGCAGGCGGTCTTATGCAACTAGTGTCTGAAGGACAACAAAATATAATTTTAAACGGTAATCCTCAAAAAACATTTTGGAAAGCAACTTATAAAAAATACACTAATTTTGGCAAACAAAATTTTCGTTTGGATATGGATGGAACACCTTCTTTACAGCTTACAACAGAGTCTACATTTAATTTCAAAGTTAAAAGGTATGCAGATTTGCTTATGGATTGCTATATTTCTGTTACATTACCTAATATATGGTCTCCTATTTTTCCTCCACAAGCAATTTTAAATCCTGATGGTTCAACAACTTATACACCTTGGGCACCATATGAATTTAAATGGATTGAAAACTTGGGTGCTCAAATGATCAATAAAATTACAATTACATGTGGTAATCAAAAACTACAAGAATATTCTGGTCGTTATATTTTATCATCTGTACAAAGAGATTTTTCTACTGAAAAAAAAGCATTATTTGATGATATGATTGGTAATACTGCAGAATTAAATGATCCTGCAAATTATGGAGCACGTGTAAATACATATCCAAATGCTTTTTATACAACAAGTCCTGCAGGAGCACAACCATCTATAATGGGTCGTACATTATATATTCCTTTAGGCGCATGGTTTAATCTTAATACACAGAACGCATTTCCATTAGTATCATTACAATATAATGAACTACAAATAAGCGTGACATTTAGACCTATTTGTGAATTATTTCAGATTCGAGATGTCATGGATTATAATAATAATTTTCCATATGTTGCACCCAACTTTAACCAATATTATATGCAATTATATCGATTTTTACAAACACCACCAGATGAACAATTAGGTCCTACATCTTATGTAGATACGCGTACATTATGGAATGCGGATATTAATTTGAATTGTACTTATTGTTTTCTCTCCAATGATGAATCAAAACTCTTTGCAAAGAATGAACAAAAATATTTAATTAAACAAATATATGAAAGACCTTTTTATAATGTAACAGGTCAAAATAAAGTTAATTTAGATTCTTTAGGTATGGTAATTAGTTGGATGTTTTATTTTCAAAGAAGCGATGCTAATTTAAGAAATGAATGGTCAAATTACACTAATTGGCCTTATAAATATATGCCCCAAGATGTAAGTCCTGCATCTACTGCAGGTGATTATCCAAATCCAGATCCATTTGGTTTATCACCAACCATTGGTCCAGGTGTGAATCCTAATGGTCAATTAAGTGGTCTAATGACAACAGGAGTATATAATCCTCAGAATTTAAAAGAGATTCTTGTAGCAATGGGTATTGTTTTAGATGGACAATATAGAGAGAATATTTTACCAGTAGGTGTATATAATTATATTGAAAAATATGTTAGAACTGCAGGTAATGCGCCAAGTGGACTTTATTGTTACAATTTTTGTTTAGATACATCTCCTTTTTCACTACAACCATCAGGTGCAATGAATATGAGTCGTTTCACAAATATTCAATTTGAATTTACTACGATAAGTCCTCCATTTGACCCATATGCTCAAGTTCTAACAATTTGTGATCCAACAACAGGTGAATTAGTTGCTGTAAATAAGCCAACATGGCGAGTTTTTGATTATAATTTTGATTTATTTGTTATAGAAGAGAGAGTAAATATGGTAATATTTATTGGGGGAAATGCTGGTCTTTTATATGCAACATAAATAATTGTATAAAATTTACTTAAACAAACAATTATATTTTAATTATAGTATCCATGTTAAAATATAATCATATATTCAAGGGTTTAATTCAAAAAAGAAGATTGGTTACAAAAATAAGTATATTTGATTATAATGATCCTTTTAGATTACATGAACAATTATCACAAGAAGAAAAATTAATTCAAAAAGTAGCTTCCGATTATGCTCAAAATAATTTACTACCAATAGTTACAAAATCATTTCGTAATGAGAACTTTGATAAATGTATTATGAAAGAAATGGGACAATTAGGGTTATTAGGTGCAACTATTGACGGCTATAATTGTTCTGGAGTGAATCATGTATCCTATGGTTTAATTGCTCGTGAAATAGAACGTGTAGATAGTGGTTATAGGAGTGCAATGAGTGTACAATCTTCACTCGTAATGTTACCAATTTATAAATTTGGTTCAAAAGAACAGAAAGAGAAGTATCTACCAGGGTTAAGAACTGGTGAATTAGTAGGATGTTTTGGTTTAACAGAACCAGATCATGGTAGTGATCCTTCAAATATGAAAACAAGAGCTGTTTTTAAAGATGGCTATTACATATTGAATGGTAGTAAAAATTGGATAACAAATTCTCCAATAGCAGATGTATTTATCATTTGGGCAAAAGATGAAAAGGATGAAATACGTGGATTTATTTTAGAAAAAGGTATGAATGGATTAACAGCACCAAAAATAGAAGGTAAATTTTCTCTTCGTTCTTCTATTACAGGTATGATATTTATGGATAATGTAATTGTTCCAAAAGAAAATTTGTTACCAAAAATAAAAGGTTTAAAAGGTCCATTTACATGTTTAAATAGCGCTAGATATGGAATATCATGGGGTGTTTTAGGTGCTGCGGAAGATTGTTATTTAAGAACTAGACAATATTCTCTTGATAGAATTCAATTTAATAAGCCACTAGCAGCAAAACAATTAATACAAATGAAATTAACAAATATGTTAACTGATATAACACTTGGATTACAAGGCGCATTAAGAGTTGGAAGATTGATAGATGATAATATTCTAATCCCAAATAATATTTCAATGATAAAAAGAAATAATTGTTCAAAAGCATTATCTATAGCAAGACAGTCTAGAGATATACTTGGTGGCAATGGAATATCAGATGAGTATCATATTATTAGACATATGTTAAATTTAGAAGCTGTAAATACATATGAAGGTACAAGTGATATACATGGATTAATTATAGGAAGAGGAATTACAGGATTTGATTCTTTTTAAGTAGGGTATCAAATAAATATATATTTTTTATAAGGTACTTAAAGAGGGTTATCTACATTTTGAAGGGAAAAATGGGAAAACTGGGGTAAAATATGTCCCTTCAGGTGTAGTGCTACTGTTGCGAATTTTTTTCCAAGATTTTTTTTGGATTTTTAAAAATGGACAAAAATAAATGTCCAAA